TTGGAGAGCTAACAAATTAAAAAGCGACGTGTCTCTAGAAGAATTAGAAAAAATTATGAAATATATAAAGGAAAAAACAAATGGCAACTAAGGCTTTTGATCTAAGTAAATTTAGAAAGACCTTGACCAAGTCAATTGACGGTCTAGGTGTTGGATTTAATGATCCAACAGATTGGATTAGTACAGGCAATTTTGCCTTAAACTATCTGATCAGTGGGGACTTTAACAAAGGTGTTCCACTGGGTAAAGTTACAGTATTTGCTGGTGAATCCGGTGCAGGAAAGTCATTCATCTGCTCAGGCAATCTAGTTCGTAACGCACAGGCACAAGGCATTTATGTTATCTTAATTGACAGCGAAAACGCACTTGACGAAGCATGGCTACATGCATTAGGGGTAGATACTAGCGAAGAAAAACTTCTCAAACTCAATATGGCAATGATTGACGATGTGGCTAAAACCATTCATGAATTTTGCAAAGAGTATAAAGAAATGGTTGAACGTCCTAAGGTCTTGTTTGTCATAGACTCATTGGGTATGTTACTTACTCCGACTGATATTAACCAGTTTGAAGCAGGTGATTTAAAAGGTGACATGGGTCGTAAGCCTAAAGCACTTACAGCACTTGTTCGTAATTGTGTAAACATGTTTGGTAATCTAAACGTTGGCATGGTGTGTACGAATCACACATACGCAAGTCAAGATATGTTTGATCCGGATGACAAAATCAGTGGCGGACAAGGTTTTGTTTATGCATCTAGTATCGTTGTTGCTATGAAAAAACTTAAACTTAAAACTGATGCAGATGGTGTTAAGACTAGTGAAGTACATGGTATCCGTGCCGCTTGTAAGATTATGAAAACTCGTTATGCAAAGCCCTTTGAGACATTGCAAATTGAAATTCCTTATGAAACCGGTATGAATCCTTACAGCGGATGTGTCGATTTATTTGAAAAACATGGCCTATTGACTCAACAAGGTAATAGACTCAAATGGGTTGATCCAGAGACTGGTGAAGAATTCCTTTTCTACCGAAAAGAATGGAAAGATGATAAATTAGATATGATAATGAAGAAATTTGATATCAAACCTTTAACAACTACCATTCCTGAGGAGACAGAAGAAAATGTTGAATGAAACACAAATTGGTGACATCTGGTTATTATTTGCTGACTATATTGATAAGAAAGTTATTGATAGTGTAGCAGAACGTTACGTTGAATTATTAGCTGATCATGGTGTTAGTGACCGTGTTATGCAGAATGCTTCAGGAGTTGACGGTACTCTAGATGCTGCCATTGAATACTATCTTGATGAAGAAATCGACGACGAAGACGACGTTGATGAATTGGAGTTTTAATGAGTTGGTATTCTAAAGTTTCAAAGGATATTTCTAACATTCCAGATGCTGCAGACTTTTTTAATGCTGAATTATTCGAAGCTAGAAAAGAATGCAACATATCTGGAAATGTTGAACGTGCCGCGGCAGCAATGCCCGGCATAGTTGAACAACGATTTAGTCAACTACAGGAAATTGAAGCAATATTAGAATACCTAAACATTGAACTACGTCGTTTAAAAAGTAGTCATTTTCGCAAGTACCTAGAAAACTATCAACGTGCTCTAAGCAGTCGAGATTGTGAAAAATTTGTAGAAGGCGAGGCGGATGTAGTTGACTTTGAAAAAATTATCAACGAATTTGCTCTTCTACGCAACAAGTGGTTAGGTATTACTAAAGCATTAGATCAAAAGCAGTGGCAAATTACTAACATTGTAAAATTACGTGTTGCAGGAATGGAAGACGCAAGTTTATAATCAATTCGCCCAAAAGTTAGACCGTAGGCCTTAAATAATATTGAGGCCTATTTTTTTCTAAAAGGTTGTATTATTCAACATGTCAGTGTATACTTACTAATATGATAACAATTGATAATTTATTATTACTGATTATAAATCACCCTAACAATTATGCTAATGATATACTGTCAAAGAGAGACTTTGACGTATTGAATAATCTAGCAGGGTCAGTCACTAGTCATTTTTTCATAACAGAAAATCAAGGTCGATTGTTGGTAAAAATTCTCAAAGAAAATCAGAAAAAATTGTCAGAATTTTCCGATCAAATTGGCGAAGCATTAGATGAACCCAAGTGGTCAAAAAAGTTTCGACAAATAGAACAAGTAAAAAAATTATATATCGCTAACAATGAATACGGTGATCCGGCACTGGCCATAGAATTTACGTTTTCGTCACAACTTCGAAAAGTTATACAAGATTTAGTAAAAATATTAGATAATGTTATACTAGGCGGAAATGGAAAGATTTACTATGTTGACCTAACTGAAAAAAATATCATCACAGTAGTTGACACACTAGAGCCTTTGAAATTTGAAATTGAGGAAACTGTAAAAAACCACTATGATACCATAAAATCATGGTCAAAAATCGAGGTTGAAAATCAGTTTTTAATTAACAACATAGAACATCGAAATTTTTTAAAAGCCATTACACACGATCTTGGAATCGAAACCCCAATTGATCAAAACATCATTAATGACCGTAGTATGCGCTATCAGTATATCACAGAAAATCCGAAAAATTCTGGTGAAAATTTGACTGAAATTATCGCCAACCGTCATAAACCAAAAGTATGGATTGATCGTAAAGAACACACACTTGCTGATATTATTACCAGCATTATCAGTTTAAAAAGATTGCCATTATTGATAATATTTGACAATGACAGCAATGAAAATTCTCTCGAAAATTTGAAAATTTTGTCAAAATCACTGGAAAAAAATAGTATTGAAGATCGCATTGGAATTTATTTTAGATTGTCAAACGATGGTATTGGAAAACAATTTAATCAAATTATTGCAGAAAATCACTATAACTATAATTTAAAAGAAGATACTCAAGTAGCCGCAGTCCAGAGTGGAAAAATACCGAAATTTTTCCTAAAAACTGCCTGGAAGCCGATGAGTGTTATTTGTCTCGATACTAAGATGGGATACCGCCATGGAAAAACAGCGGTATATTCTAATTGCTGTGATTTGATTATCGAATGGGCTGATCAGCCGTCGATGCTAGAGCAAAGGACAGTTAACACATGGCGGTAAGATTAGTAATCCGAGACGAAGTTAATATCAAATTTGAGAATCTTCCATTAGATGCTCGAAAAAAATTGACCAATACATTTAAGTATGAAAATCCAACTGCACGTTATCAACCAGCATACAAACTAGGACGTTGGGACGGAATGGTCAGTATGTTCGGACTAGGTGGTAATGGATATTTGAGTCAGCTAGAAAAATGTTTAGAAGTACTTGCAGGTATGGGCATTGGCATTGAAGAAGTTGATGATTTACGAATAACTGCCAAAATTGAATTTACAGAAATTACAAATAGTTATTGGGCAGATCAAGGAAAAGTATGGCCTAAAGGTCATAGATTTGAAGGTCAGCCAATTATGTTGCGTGATGATCAAGTTGAAGTCGTTAATAGATTTTTTACTAACACGCAAGCATTACAAGAAGTTGCAACTGGTGCTGGCAAAACTATTATGACAGCAACCTTAAGTCATTGCGCAGAGAAGTATGGGCGCACTATTGTTATTGTTCCTAACAAAGATTTAGTTACACAGACAGAGGAAGATTATATTAATGTTGGTTTAGATGTTGGTGTATACTATGGTGATCGCAAAGACCTAGGTAAGACACATACTATTTGTACTTGGCAAAGTTTAAACATATTAGACAAAAAATCAAAGAACTGGGATGAAGATATTGCCCTAACATTGGCAGAATTTCTTGACGGTGTCCAGACTGTGATCGTCGACGAAGTCCATATGGCCAAGGCAGATGTACTACGTAATTTACTTACGCAGAACTTATGTAATGCTCCTATTCGTTGGGGATTGACAGGTACTGTACCTAAAGATGACTATGAAGCACAACCTATATTTGCCAGTATTGGTCCAGTAGTTGGGGGAATTAAAGCACACGAATTGCAAGAAATGGGGATTTTAAGTAACCTACATGTAAATGTAGTACAGATGATCGATCTACCGGAGTTTAGATCGTATGCAGAAGAATTAAAATATCTTGTCACTAATCCTGACAGATTAAAATATATTGCAGAACTAGTTAAAGGCTTATCAGAAACAGGCAACACATTGGTCTTGGTTAACAGGATTGATTCAGGCAAACAACTAATAGATTTAATCGAAGGCGCTGTGTTTATTTCAGGCGAAGTTAAAGGTACAAAACGTGCAGAAGAATACAAAGAACATGCAACTAACGATAACAAAGTTACTGTAGCAACGTTCGGCGTAGCTGCTGTTGGTATCAACATTCCACGTATTTTCCACCTAGTGTTGTTGGAACCCGGCAAGAGCTTTGTTCGTGTTATTCAAAGTATCGGTCGAGGTATTCGTAAGGCTGAGGATAAAGATTTTGTACAAATCTGGGATATAACTTCGACTTGCAAGTATGCTAAACGCCACCTCACAACGAGGAAGAAATTTTATAAGGATGCCAAGTATCCATTTACAATAACAAAAACGGATTGGCAAAAATAAGAACATATGCAAATATTAACACTAGATAACGAAACATTTTCATTAAACAATTTACCAGATGAGGTAGATGAACATACACGATTTGCTGTACTAGATAATAGCGATCCTAAAGAACCTGATTTCTTATTCATGCCTTTAATTTTTCTAGAAAGTTTTAATGCACCTGCAATGGTATTGCGCATCGGAGATGATGAAGTTACTATGCCTATCGATTGGTCAATCGCAGTAGGAGATAGTCAAAGCGGATGTGACATCGAAATATTACCGCTAACTAGTTTAAATGACCGAGGATTTGAAGCTCTATGTTTTAATCCACTAAGCTCGTTTAGAGTAGAGTTTAAAAAGATCGAAATTGTAAATTTTTATAATGACGTCAAATGGTATTTTCCAAAGATGAAAAATGGACAACTATTAGCAACACCTACCCGATTTGGCGAGAAACCAGATTGTGTGTATTTTGTCAAAGAAATATCAAGACAAAATGAAATTATTCAATTGGACAAGTTATTATGACATTAAAAGTAGCTTATTTTCAACCCATCGTTATTGCAATGGACACTGTTCCGCCTGTAGAATTTAGTCAAATCTTTAGTCTTGCTGAATTATTACATGCTCGACCAGACCTCAATGATGCCAATAATGCAATTAGTCTGCGAGGCGGGCAACAGATACAAGTTTATCCTAATCAGTTAGGTATCGATGTCGGTTGGCTAATTCACTGGCTTGAAAAAATTGCCGAAGGGTATATGGAATTAGTATCTCAGCAAAGCGGTACAGAAGAATTAAAGTACTGTAAACCAACAGTTGTGAGTATATGGACTATACGTCAAACTAGTGGTGATTATCAAGAAATGCACAGCCATCCGGCTGGGAATCTCAGTGGTAACATTTACATAAGTGCTCCTGAATTAGATGACAATCGTGCGCCGAGTGATAGTCAAGTATTGTTTAGATTACCACATACTAAAGATGTTACCAAGTTTATCATGAATGATACTTGGAAATATAGTCCGGCGCCCGGTACTGTGATCCTTTTTCCAAGTCATATACCACATACTGTTTACCCGTGGCAAGGAACTGGGCATAGAACTGTAATGGCATTTGATATTAGATTAGTTCCGAGGGAAGACAATGGGCAATCTTAAACCAGGAGCAACTTATATATACGAGCGTAATAAGAATGTTGTCTATGCTCGAGAATTTGGTGCAGATCCAAATACTAGAAAGGTAGTCGGTTGGGATTATAATAACGATGATCCTACGTTTGATCCAAGAACTTCAGGTCAGATTGAAGTAGAAGACCTTAGAGAATGGACTGATATCAGATTAGCCGGAAAGAAGAATCCAGCCTTGCAAAAAGCCATAGATAATGTTAAAATACTGTATAGAATGACCAAAGACGATAAATGAGTGATAAGATTGAGTTAAAAGAGAAGTTGGCATTTGTTGATATGAACCTGCGTACAGCATGGGACGAAATGACTGACGACCAGCGCAAAGCTCTTAAGAATGAATACTTTATACTTAATCGCTACATTAGTAATGTACAAGGACAAAGTCGCGAAGTACAGGAACACTTTGTATTAACTGTAAATGAATACTTCAATAAAAACTGGAATGAATTACAAAAACATCCTAAATTATTATGGTTATTATTGTGTATGTGTAGTTACAATGGAGAAAAGGTATTCTTCCATCAATGGCTTGGAAATAAGAAACGCACCGGAAACGGAAATAAGAAAATAAAATTCTTAGAAGAATTCTATCCAGATCGCAGGCACGATGAACTTGAACTAATGGCAGAAATATCCACTGACAAAGAACTTAAAGATCTTGCACGTAGGTATGGAATGGATGAAGCCACAATTGCTAAGAAATTAAAATGATGGCACTAATCGACGGCTCATTTACTTGTCAATATTGTAAGAATACGTTTTCTAAAGAAAAAACGTTAGCAGTCCACGTTTGTGAACAAAAACGTAGGGCACTGGCAAAAACTGAAAAACATGTAGTGTTGGGATACGATACTTACAATAGATTCTATAGAACGACTCAAAATAGCAAACAGGATAAGACTTATGACGAGTTTGCAAAAAGCCCCTATTACAATGCATTTGTTAAGTTCGGCAGTTTTGTTAGTAATGTTAATCCCTTATACCCTGACAAATTTATTAACTATGTAGTTACTAGCGGTGTTAAACTAGATCATTGGTGTAGAGATGAGCTATATGATCAATATGTAATCAATCTTGTTAAAACAGAAGGTGTTGAAACAGCATTAGAACGTAGTATAGGACATATGGTATCATGGGCCAACGATAACAATGCACAGTGGAATCATTATTTTTTATATGTTAGTCTAAGTCGTGCTTGTTACGATGTTAGAGATGGCAAAATAAGTCCTTGGTTACTTTTAAATTGTACCAGCGGAAAAGACATGTTAAAAAAGTTCAATGATGAGCAGTTGATGGCAGTTAGTGCTGTGATGGATATACCATTCTGGCTTAATAAATTTAAAAAGAAGCCTGCTGATGTTGAGCTTGTTCGAGAAGTTGTTCGGGAGTCACATATATAATGCCAGATATCGATTTAGACTTTGCCAATAGGACTGTTGCTCTTAAAAAGATCAAGCATATCGATGCTATCTTAGAATCAGATAAAAAACATAATACAGGAATATATGTACAAAGTATTCCGTATAATCCTATAGAAAATACCAGTACCATTGATTATAAATCAGCAGAGGATCGCGGTTATTTTAAAATAGATTTCTTAAATGTTAGTGTATACGAGGGTGTAAGAGACAAGGCACATCTTACACATCTAATGAATACTGAGCCTATCTGGGAATTACTAGAAGAAAAAGATTTTTGTGATAAGATATTCCACGTCAACGGATATCATGATTTAATTGCAGAGTTAAAACCTAGATCAATTGAACAGCTTGCTATGTTTATAGCTCTACTTCGTCCGGGTAAAAAACATCTCATTCCAATATGCAAGGAAAAAGGTTTCGATTCGATCAAGAATGACATTTGGACGAAAACGGAAGAATATAGTTTTAAGCATGCTCATAGTATTGCTTATGCTCACGTAGTTGTTGTACAGATGAACCTAATCTGCGAACAAGTTAGCGCACCTTTCTAACTAACTGTACTGATTTACGCTTAACACGCTTTAGTGTTAGATTCATCAAGTTTACAACAGGACCTAAGATAATTCGTGTATCTTTACTGTTAAATGTCTTAACAGCATAGTGAAATGGTTGTATTTGTTCTCTACAGAAAATATTGATTGGAAATTGGCGATTTGATTCCCACCACCAAGTTTCACCGATTTCCAAAAACAGAGTTTTTTCTTCCGGTGTTTTAATGGCATTCAAATCGTAGAAACTAGTAACAAACTGATCTTGATTTATTATGATCCCCACATACTCGTCATCGCCGTAGTTAATTACGCTGATAAAGGGTAAGTTTTGTTCTATATTGTCTCTTAGTTTTGCCATAAATACTATTAAAGGATCCTTGCTGATGCAAAAAGTTCAAAGTTATTTATACCCGAACAGAGTTATACTGATCGCCGATTTGGCAGGATTCAACGTGGAGAATACAGTTGTGTACGCAAAAACAGTAAAAATTTATAAAGGCGTTGATAACGTCATTCAATTCGATATTCAGAATGCTGACCAGAAGCGTCTAGATTTAGTAACTACCCCATTGATATCTAACATTGCATTAAATGTTATGGACGCTAGCGGAAATAAGTTACCTAATAGTCCATATACGGTAACTCCTATCGGTACAACCTTGCCGGGGATAGCAACTGTCAAAATTCCAAGTGCAGATTTAGTTAACTTTAATGACCAATATTTAAAATATAGTGTAACTGCCACAGACACCAATAGTAACAATATTCCATTATACAACGATAGTAGATTTAGTGCAGTTGGCACAATGGAAATTGTAGAATCAGCAGTACCGGTCGTACGTCCAAGTGTGACATATGATCAATTTGTTGGCGAAATCAACTTTATGGGTAATGTTATTAACCATTCCTCTGCGATTCCATGTAAATTCTATGAAGCTACTCCGACTACTACAATGACATTTACTATCCATTTAACTAACTTTATTGGGCAAGTTTATTTGGAAGGTACTGAAGATATGACCATTGCCCTAAGCTCGTTTACAAATAGTCCACAACTTCAAACTTTTTCAAGCACAGTAGCAACTACAACAACGTTAACCTTTACTGGTACAGTAGGAACCTATAACTATTTTAGAGTAAGTTGGCTATACCCGGATACATGGCAGTTTGGTGCACAAACAACTAATCAATTTGGTTCGGTTGATAAGATCGTCGTTTCCTATTGATCTTTACCAAATAATCTGTTATAATTAGGCATGAGCCTAATTGCGGATACACTACTAGCACATTTACCGTCAAAGCGTAAAACTACTCCAAGCGGTTGGATAAGTTTCAATGCTCCCTGCTGTGATGACAAAAGGCAACGTGGTGGGTTTATCGTCAACGGTGGCGATGCTGTGAGCTACCACTGTTTTAATTGTGGATTCAAAGCTAGCTGGCAACCTGGTCGTACACTAAGCCAAAAAATGCGCAAGTTCATGCGATCACTAAACATGAGCGATGATACGATTAACAAATTAGGCTTAGAAGCATTACGTCTAAATGAAAATGAAACAGCAGAAGTTAAATCAATTGTTCCAAAATTTGAAGTAAGAGCATTACCAGATGAAGCCACCCTTATATCAGATTTAGACCATATCCCGGAGAAACTCGTTCCTGTATTAGAATATCTTGCAGGTAGAAATTTATACTTAGAAGATTACAAGTTCTATTGGACTCCGAAAATAGGTTTCAGCAATAGGCTTATTATACCCTTCTACAAAGATAATATCTGCGTAGGATACACTGCCCGCTCCATAGGAGATGCTAAACCAAAGTATATTTCCGAGCAACAACCGGGATATGTGTTTAATCTAGATCGACAACATGATGATCGTGCTTTCACAATTGTTTGTGAAGGTCCGTTTGATGCAATAAGTATTGACGGATGTGCATTACTTGGAGCAGAGATCAAAGACAGCCAAAATTGGCTATTGAAACAACTAGGCAAAGAACTAGTACTCGTTCCAGACAGAGATCATGAAGGTCCTAGAACAGTAGAGCAAGCAATTGAATACGGTTGGTCTGTTAGCATGCCCAATTGGCCAGAAGGTGTTAAGGATGTTAATGATGCAGTGATCAAAATAGGAAGATTGGCTACGTTGTGGTTAATTGTTTCAGCAAAAGAATCAAATGCATTAAAAATTAGATTACGAGCAAAACAATGGTTCAAAGACTAATTAAAATACCTAAACACGGTGGGCCAGACGGCGTCGGATTACCTCGTACGGTATTCAATCATTTGCTTAGTATGATGGAAGATGCTACAATTAAAGATGAAGAAATTAAAGGTGCAATAGAATTGTGTTTAAGTGCTAGTACACAATCAGAATGGCAAATATATAGAGAAGAATTGTTAGAGAAAATAAAATGAAAGGCCACTATTATATAAGACCATTCTATTCGAAAGAACAATGTCGAGAGATTTGTTCTAATTTGGATCGAGATGTAAAACTAACACCCGCAGCAGATAATCCAGCAGCAGGTGTAGTTAAAACTGCACATGTTGATTTAGTAGGTTGGAATCTTGCTAAGGCTTATCTAACAGATTTAGAGCAGTGTGTGTATCTAACAAATCAAATGTTTTTTGGCTTGGATATATATAATTTAAATGATCGAATATGTGTAAATTATAACTATTATCGATCAGAAACACAGGGCGAATATGACTGGCATCAGGACAGTATTCAAAATGATATATGGGATGTTAAATTAACTGCCATCGTTAATATTTCAGAAGAGGAGTATGAAGGTGGTGATTTTGAGCTATTTTTAAAAGGTGGTCCTAAACATATACCAGAAATTAATATTCCTGGAAATATTTTGATATTCCCATCATGGATATATCATAGGGTAACTCCTGTAACAAGCGGCACTAGAAAAACACTTTCAATATGGTTTACCGGACCTTTACTAAGATAATAAACATTATATGGCACAAAATACAGA